GTATTAGTAGCACTTACAAACTTATCCAATATATTTCTAGCCTCTTTTACTTCATTAACAAACTTACTAGTATCCGCACCAATAACTGCTGTTAAATTTGCCATAATATCTAATTATCTAAAGTGTTTTTTATAAATGAATTTAGGATAGATTCTGCATTTGTTAGTCCATTATCTACAGCACTATTGGACTTAATAAAGCCTTTATTTCCTTTACTATTCTTTCTATATATAGTACCACCTACAAAGAATCTTGTTTTGAAGGTATTAGGTTTTTCATTACTACCTAGTGCATGAATCTTTATCTGTGAGTTATTTAATCTACCAACCATGATTCCTTCTGCTAGTTCATCATATTTTTCAGTATGGTTAGTATAAAGATTTGATGATTTTCTAAACTCACCCCTAATTTCATCCCTAATCTTAAATGCAGCAGCAACCACAGCCCTATCAATCTTGGAAATCATTTCATCAGAGAGAGTCTCTAAATCTCTTGTATCAAATATTAGTTTATTCTTTGCCATGTTCCTCAAATTGTTTAGAAAGTTTTGTTAATCTCTCTATATCTTCATTGGATATTTCATAGTTATGTTCATCAAGTGGTTTTTCTTTATCATCTTCCCACTTGAATTTGCATATATCCTGCTGTGTTATGTGCTTTCTTGAATTAACTTGGGCAACTACATAGGCATTAAGTCTTGAAGTTTCCCATAAGTTTCTATCTAGATATGGGATATTTTCTACTATTTCACTTAGTTCCCATATACTGCATTCATCCATGAAGTATTCCAGACTACACACACGGAATTGAAATACTATTAGATTCAGAAGATAATGAAACAATAAGTCTGGACTATCATTATCCCCTGAAATTAGTTTTTTGTGAAATTATTGTTAGAATTTACATTATTCTTTAACCATTCAGCAAATTCTTGAATTGCATCAGGGTTTTCATCAAGGAAGTCAATGAAATCATCAAAACTAAGTGAATAATCCTTGCTTGAAGATATAACTACACAATACATAAAAACTACCATATCTGTAAGCAAGGTTGATGTTGAGAAAGTCTTATCTGTCATATTCTCATACATTAGTAGTGCTCTGATAGAATACTTTAGTTCAATCTCTTTATCTTTAATATTTAATTTCATAATATTTCAATTTTATTTGATTATTGTGTTGTAAAATTAAGGGCAGTAGAAACTAAAAATGCTCTACTGCCCCTGTTTTAATAGGCTGTAGTAAGCCTTTCTTTTAAAGTTAAAATTTATTATTCAGGATTACCGCTATTCTGTGGAGCCTGCTTGGAAATGCTACCTACACCAGTAAGAGTAAGTGAGTAAGTTGCATTATCACCATTATTAGCATTAGCCACAAGAGAAGTAATCAAAGCTTTTCCCTTATAGTATGAATCCTGAGATACCCAATAATCCTGAGTATAAGAGCCATCTGCTGGATTCTGTGAACTTTCAGCAGGTTCAACCTTTAAACCAAAGCGGATTTGAACAGGTTCTCCTGCAATCATTAAATCAAACAGTGAATCATAATCATGAGAAGTGTAAAGGTTCTCAGATGTGATTTCCCAAGAGAATCTGGATACTTCAGATGCTCCCCAAGGGCCATGGTCTTTTGTGCTGATATCAGAAGTCTCTGCTGTCATAGAGAAGGTATGATTAGTTGCAAAGGCAAATGCATGTCCTTCACTATTAAAGAGCATCAAATCCCTTCCCTTAATAATTTTATAACTATTATCTCTTGCCATATTATATATTTGTCTTAGTTTTTATTTATTATGAATGTAAACTGCAATCTTTGCACATATGCATTATTGCTGTATTCTTCTGTTGCCAATGATAAAGTAGCATCATTTATCACTAAATCATCATAATTGACAGACTGTTTTTCAAGAAGATTTCTTATCTTTGTTGCTATATCTACACTATCTGAATATTTGTCAGAAACAACAGTAATTTCAATGGAGACACTATCCTCATAATAACCATCCTTAGAACTTTCTGATTGAAGATTAACCCTTCTATAGATTATGAAAGGATATTTAGCATCATTATCAGCAATAAGAGGATAAACTTTACATGTGATATCTTCACTATCATTCAGAACAGAGTAGATATACTTTCCTATGTTTAATGTGTTAATCATCTATCAGTTCAGTTTTAATAGTTTTATTCATCATGCTTTTTTCTGGTTCTATATTCAGAATCCTGTAATATTTAGAATCCCACTTTATCTTGTCATATTCTCCTACAGGTACATAATCCCTAACTTGAAATGTCTTGGTATGTGCAAAGAAAACTTCATCATTTTGGATTACTCTATTACCACCATCATGAATTAACCTTGCCTTAGTTGAATATTTAAGTACCCATTCTTCAGTCTGTTCTCCATATGAGTTTGTACTTAGTACCTTCTCATATATTTCAATTGGTTCAGTTAGTAATCCTGCTCTCATAAGTATTAAATATTTGCGTTTTTATAATCTCTATACATGGAAAGTATGTAGGATAAAGAATTTGGGACTTCAACAACCTGATTATATGCTACACTTTCACGGTTGTCATACATATTACCAACAAAAAGAAGTATAGAATGAAGAAGGGGATGAGGGATTTCCCCTTCTTCTGCTATAATATCTTCAAAAGTTCTATCAATATGCTTCTGAACTACTTCTTCAGCAACACTTTCCAAGTACATCAAATATTCATCATCAGCAGTATATTCTGCATCAATGTTTAAATGTTTCTTAATTGTTGATAAGTCTATAAGCATAGTTGATAGTTTTTATTAGGTTTATTAATTAGGCTCTGGTCTTACCAAATGCAAATGCTTCAGGGCGGAGAACCTTAGCATCAAAGTAGGCATTAACTACAAGACGCACACAACCATTAACTGCCTGAGTATATTCATCAACAGTGATATCAATGTCTCCCCAAGAACCAACTGCAAGGTTAGAGAAATCACCATAGATGTAAGCACCAGCAGTCTTTACATTAGAAGTAGTGAGTGCAGGAACACCATCAACAGCACCACCCTCATAAACAAGCTGAGTATTCTTGCTTGATTTAGCCATTGCTCTGAGGTCAGCCTTAGCACCAGTAGAAAGAAGATACTTCATATCACCATAAACATTAGCATCTTCAACACCAGCCTCAATTGCACAAACCTTAGCAAAGTCAGAACCATCAGCAAGAGTCTTACCATTGAACATACCACCAGGCTGAGTGGTAGAAGCAGCAGCACTACCAAAGATAGTTGCTTCAAGTTTGTCATTAAGCGCATTTACAATATCTCTGCGGATTGCATTCTCAACACCAATGGTGTCCTGAGCAAGAAGTTTCTTGGAGATATCAACATAAGCAGTAAGACGCTTAGGCTGAAGCACTACAGAAGTAAAAGTATTAGTGTGAGCACCAGCAGCAGCAATCTCATCAGCCCAACCAACATTACCCTTACCCATTACAGGAACAGCAATGTCTCCCATTGGCATACCAGTGTAGAACTTTACACCAAGTTTAGCAAGAACGGAGTTTGCATAAAGAGGTTCAAGAATACCCTGAATTTCTTTCTCTACTACATCTTCACCTTCAGCAGCAACAGTGATTTCACCGTTTCTCTTTTCAATCTCAGTATCAGCATTGATACGGAACTGCTTTGTACCGTTCTCCATAGCGGAACGGATTTCCTTTACAATAGAAATGTTTTCTTTCATATTAGTTTTGTTTTTATTAGTTTTATTTAGTTTTCTTTCTTCTGCATCTTCATCTTCCTCTGGAAGTTCATTATCATAAGCAGATAGTTTTTCTTTAAGTTCATCAAGTTGAGATTTCAATTCTTTAATCTCTTCTTTGTTTTCATTAAATTCTTTTTCTTCATCTTCCGTCATTTCACGGATTTCAGTTTTACAGGTTTCAACAATTTCCTTACATCTTGTGATAAGTTGAGCCTGTTTGTCTTTTAATTCAAGTGAGTTTAACCTTTTCATATCTATAAATAGTTGCTATTTTCTGATTCAATCAATTAAATGATATAATCATCTAATTCCCTCAGCATTGAATCATACTTATTATTAATCCTTTCACTTGCATCAATAAAATCTTTTGCTCTCTTACTACAAGAAGTTGCTAGATATGCAGGTTCATAAACAGGAGATATATCAAATAGTCTGTCTATCTTAAGAATCTCTCTCTTCAATATACCGTCCTCTTTATACCACCTTTCTCCACTTCCATCTTCAGGAAGAGTAAATGCAAATGAACTTGTACTAATTTCACCTCTTTTAAGGTGTTCAAGCAGTTCATCACCAATTGCTGTGTGTGGTGCTTCAAATTCATAGTATAAGCCATCTTCTCTAAGTTCAAGTGCTAAACTTCCTTCTCCATATCTACTTCTTGCAAGTACTGTATCTTCATCATGGTTGAATCTTGCAAAAATGTCAGACTGTAGGATAGTATCTTCAGTAATAGCACCTTTCCTGATAATCTCAATAAATCCAATGTTCTGTGATTCAGTATCAAACTTAACTGCATAACCACAGACTATCCTTGAATTTACCTCTTCAGATGGGTTATAATCTCTGATTTGAACATTATTACCGCTTCTGTTAAGTTCTCTGTTCTCCATCATCATTACTATTATTTATCTTATTGTCTTCAATTTTAGTATAAGGAATAGCACAATCATCTCCACCTTCTACTGGTTTTAATCCAAGATGCTGTCTTGCTTCATTAATACTCATGATACCGCTTGAAGTAAGTGTTGATAAGTATGAAGCAGTTGTGTTCATATCACCCTTTAATAGATACTTTTCATCTATATCCAGATAAATAGTTGCTCTTTCACTTGGTTTAACAAGTTTTCTATTGAATTCATCTTCAATCATTGTTATATAAGGTTGAAGGGTGTGGGAAACAAACTCTATATTTGCTGCTTCAATGGTTGAGAAACTTGCACCACTATTATCACCAAGAAGAATAGGATTAATGTTAAAATATCTTGCTACTTCCCTAACATTGAAAGTTCTTGCTTCAATCATCTGTGAATCATTAGCATTACTTGATATAGGTGTATAAGTCATATCATCATCAAGTATCACCAATCCACTACCTCTATCACCATGTGTTTCTTGGAAGGCTTGTCTTGCTTGCTCCTTGCTACCTTTTCTTGTACCTTTAATTGTAAGAGCACCTTGAAGAGCACAACCACTTGAATAATATTTTGAAGCAGATTTATCAGTAGCCTGTGCTAATTTAAGAACCTGATTTGCATAAGTTGCTACAGGAATACCATTAACACCATCATTACTATTCTTATAAAGATGAAGTACATCTACCTGTTCAATCTTACTTCTCTTAATGAAGGGGATTTGGTAGTAGATTTCTTGTTTCTGCCTATTATAATTTACTACAACACTACCATGCTCACAATAAATCAAGTTGATAGGAGTACCATCATTTGCTCTCTCTATGTAAGCATATGCATTACCGTGTAGAATAACATCAGTAATAAGCATCTTCATAAAATTGAACTTACTTATTAAAGCATCTTTAAATAAATAGTTCAGTGGATGATTGAAATCAATGTCATTGTTTCTTTTAACTAAAATTGGTAATTGAGCAACACTATTACTGATTAGTTCTGTTGCTGCAAAGAAAGGAGATAATGAAGTTGAAGCAGCATCAAGTTTAAACCCTTGGAAAATTGAAGATATTGCAGAAGGTTCTGATGGTACTACTGGTTCATTAACTTCATTACTTCTTCTATTAATTTCAAAACCAAATATTCTCATATACTATATTTATGTAAATTATTTTTAGAGTGTTTTAACTTGCATATTTCCATACAAATCCACCAGCCGTTTTTCTTTTACCTCTAAGAACCCCAGAGATGTTATTAATACCAGTATTTATTAATGCAGATTTTATAGATGGATAGGACTTAATGAATACACCATTAATATCATATTGATTAATAGAAATTTCACAGCCATTGGTTGAAAGTTTCTTATGTGATTCTCTCATCCTCTGAATAACTTCTTCAGAATAGATTCCTTTCCTACCTTTATTCCAAGGATTGCTTCCTTTCTTTTTATCAGATATTTTAATCTTGGTTTCTTTACTTAGTTTAGTCCCAATCTTAACCTGTTTTAAATGCTCTATATGCTTTTCTGAATAAACACCTCTTTTACCCTTATTCCAAGGTTCTACACCAATAGTACCACTTCCGCCTTTAGTTATATTATATCCTTTATCTGGATTTGTTGAATCATAATACTTAATGGCATTGATTTCTTTACTATTCAGTGTATTAATCAAGTCCTGAACATTTCTGCATCCTATTCTAAATAGTACTTTATATGCAAAATTCTTAAAACCATACTTCTTTATTGCTCTTGCAAATGGTGTATTCTTACCAATTGAGTTCTTATGTTGTCTTTTTCTATCTTTCTCATGTATGGTTTGTCCTACATATACTTTGTTATTTATCTTGTTTCTGTACAGATAAATAATTCCTTTAAACTGATAATACTTCTCCATCACTAATTCCCTTCTTATTTTGATATAAATATCCACCTAAAGCCTGAAGCATAGCAATTACTGGGTCTATTTTATTATTCTGGTCTCCTCCAGCTTTCTGTGGTTTACAGTTATCATTGTAATCAAACTTTAATTCAACATTATTGAAGCACCATCTTGTGCAAGGATTAAAGTCTATCACAACTTTACCTTGTCTGAGTAGCATTTCAAATGTTTTTGTAGGCTTATTGAAGTTTCCTATTGCCTGTGAATATGGATATAGAGGCAATCCTTCAGTTGTAGCATCAATAGCCCAAGAAACTGCATTCCACTCATCATAATAAACTCCAAGTAAGTAAGCCATATCATATATTTTCAGCTGGTCTTTAAGGATATAATCATAATCAACCACATTTCCACTGGTTATATTAACATATCCTTGTCTTTTCCATAACTTATATAACTCAGAATTTGTACTTTCCTCTAATGCACATTCAGGAACATAAATTATATTCTTAAATACAAACTTATCTGGATATTGTTCTCTTTCTGGATTAGGTGGGAACATGATTGAAGTACAAGTTAAGTCTGATATGGCACTTAAGTCAACACCCATATAGCAATCTTCATCCTTAAAGTCATTGAAATCTAGCTTAGTAAAACAATCTTTAAGGTAATT